CAAATTTATGCTATCTTTATCATAAACCCTGGGCCCTTAGGTAAGAAAACATCGGAATCGGCGACTTTAAAATCCACAACATAGTTTAGGTAATAGTCCTCCCAATCACGATGATAGAAACCAGTGAGCCAGGGAAGAGCCAAAGGCTCCATTGAAGTAAGAGAGTTCAAATAATCTTCAGTTTTGACCTGAAGATCCCACTCCATCTTAAAAGATCGCTCCATTAAAAGACGGGTTCGCGGACCAACATCCGCGATAGGGATCTCTGAGTCAGCAGCTCTGAGCAGTAATGAACGTTGCCAAGTGTTAATATGCCTAGATAGCACAAACTTCCCAATATCAATTCCAGATGTTACTCTCAATCCAAAGTGCGCTAATGCAGCAACCACGGGACATCCTGGATATTGATAGGCATACGACAAGGCCTTACAACGCAAAAACATTTTCAATTTAGGTAATCTTGGATTCATACTAAAATAAGTGGTCCACCCAAAGTTTGCAAGAACTTTGTAAGGGTCACATATATTTTTTCTTTCATCAACATCAAACACAATTCCACAAAAAGAAGCAGCAGAGATGTCTTTACACACCTCGAGTTTTACGCTTAACCCTAACTTAGCAAAATCTTCAATAGTAGGAATTGGCCCATCTACACGAGTTAACCCATCATCACCCTCAACTATACAAACGGGATCCCAGCCATATCTGTGACACAAAAACCTCAAAGCCATATCATTAGTAAACCCATTGCCAAGAGACGTTGCCATCTCACCAGACATACGAGTAGCCTTAACTTTGGCTGTGAAGTATTTGTTCTGACAGACATTCTCCCCCGTCAAAGTTTTTTCTATTTTATTATATACAGATGCTCCATTAGGAACATTTTTTAACATATGTTTATACAATTGCATTTCACACGCATCCATAAGTTCTTTGACGAAAGACGCTTCAAAGATCGAATAGTCGGTAGTGAAATACTGAGCCCCAAATTTATACAAAAGTTCATAAATATAGTCAGGTCTATCCTTAACTGGGACATGTTTTATGAACTCAGGCAGTGCATAGATCACCTGCTCAATTTGTTTGAAGTACGGTCCAGAAAAAACTTTAAATTTATCTGTCCTAGAATTTATACCGCGGGCATGTTTGTACTTCGGATAACTCTCCCGCTTACAGAATAGCTTATTTATGCAATCACGTTCAAGCAATCCAAATGTCTCCAAATCAGATTGCGCTGTACGTAATTCTTCAACTCGCCAAGAAGGGTAATTAGTAGTTGAGATCCAGTGGTCAAAACTGAAATCAGTATCGGACGCGAGAGGTTCAATATTTCTTTCAAGGAAATCTCGGACAAACTCAGCAAATTCTGACATGAGTTCAGGATCAAATTCAGGCGGTTTTGCAGCAAACCGCTTTCGAACCCCCGCTTCAAGAGTACCAGCGTGACTAGGGTCGGGACGAGGACAGGTAATGCCGGGGATATGACATCCGAGGCTTTGCTGCACAGGTGCTCTCCTAAGTTCATCGCAGGGACGACGTACCTTAATGACGGTACCTTCTTTAAGTAGTCCGATTGGTTCCAACTCAACTTCCCCATACCGATAACCGAAGGCAATAGGAAACCTTGGGAGTCTTTTTGAAGCGGGGTCAAAGGAAAAGGACAATTGACATGATCGTCACGTCTTTTTCTAAAGACAGCATAAACCACCAAACAAGTGTCATCCAC